GTTTAGCGCCGAGAAGGCGCTGAGCGAGCGATTGATCGACAGCGTCATTCCCGCCAAGTCAAACGCGGTGAATCTCGATCCGCGCACCTTCGGCTATAACATGCGGATGACCAACGCGGTCGATCAGGAGACGGATCGCGAGGCCGCACAGGACGACGAGCAGGTCGCGGCGAACGACGACGATACCGAGATCGAGGCTGAGCCTGCTGGAGTTACCGAGGTGGACGTGCGTATGCGTCTGCTTGAGCTGGAGGAGTAGGAGCGCGAGGATGTGCAACTGCCCGAAGTGCAACTGGCCGCTTACGATTCGCAGTTCGCGGCCTGCGGCGAATGAGAACGAAAAAGAGTGCTATATGCGATGCGAGAAGTGCGGGCACACCGAGACGGTGAACTTGCCGAAGTAATATAAAAGTCGTGTTGTATTAAGTTCTCATAGCGAGTTGCTATCGGGATCGCCTGCGGTATCTTTTAACTGAGCGGACCAGAGTGCCCGCGTAACAATCCGATTACTCGCCAGCTTGTTGCATCTACATGCTCCCGGCTGGTTAGTGTCAGCGAATGTCGTCTACACGGCAGACGCCCACTTACGACAGCGAACCTGTCGCCGGTGAGCGCCTGCCGTTTTTTCGTGCCTCCCCGGCGATTTTTCACCAACGGGAGGCTCGAAAGTGCCAACTCTCAAGGAACTGCAAGAGAAGCGAAGCCAGCTCGCCGCGAACATCAAAGAGCTGGCCGACAAGTTCAACGCCGCTGGCAAGAAGTGGCAGGGCGAGGACGAGGCCCAATGGACCCGTCTGAATGCCGAGTACGACGCCAACAAGGCCGCGCTTGACGCCGAAAAAGCTCGCCTCGAAGAGGCGGCGAAGATCAGCGAGCGGCTGAACGCCATTGAACGCGACGGCGAAGACCTTGACCGCCTCATCGGTCGCGACGGCGGCAGCCTCGAACGTGGCCCACAGAATCGTGGCCGCTTCGGTGGTGGAGGCAATAGCTTCCTTGCCAATCAGGCGATCGCCCTGCAGGGCTGGTTCATGAACGCCCAGGGGATGCGTAGTCGCATCACCGACGAGCATCGTCAGGCCGCGTCCGCCATCGGCTGCGATCTGGACGACCGCGATTTCGTGCTGAACATCGGCCGTACCGACGACGTGCGTGCGATGCAGGTCAATCGGCGTCGCAACGCCATGTCGGTCGGCGACCCGGCGAAGGGTGGCTTCACGGTCGGCCAGACGCTCGTGAATAGCCTCGAAGCCGCGATGCTTAACTATTCGGGCGTCCTGCAGGTAGCCGAGATCATCCGCACCGACAACGGCGAGCCTCTATACTGGCCGACCATCGACGACACAGGCAACACCGGCAAGCGCGTCGGTGAAGGCTCTGACGCTGGCGATGCGGATGATCCTGTCGTGGGGCAAACGGCTTGGTCTGCCTACGACTACACCAGCGGCCTGTTGAACGTCTCTCGGAACCTGCTTGCCGACTCCATCTTCAACATGGAGCAGGTCATCGGCAGCTTGATGGGCGAACGCCTTGGCCGCAAACAGAACGCCGACTACACCAGCGGCGGCGGCGGCGGCATCGCACCGCGAGGCATTGTCACCGCCGCGGTGACTGGCGTTACCGCTGCCAGCTCGACCGGCATCACGTGGGACGAAGTGATCGACCTGGAGCATAGCGTCGACCCGAGCCGACGCGAAAACTCGGCCTACATGCTCCACGACTCGATTCTGGCTGCCCTGCGCAAGCTCAAGACGGGCGACGGCCAGTATCTGTGGCAGTCGGGTGCCAACGCAGGCGTCCCTGACACGCTCAACGCCAAGCCCTACGCCATCAACCAGAGCATGGCAAGCGCAATGACGAGCGGCAAGAAGACGCTGCTCTATGGTCAGCTCAGCGCCTACAAGGTGCGGCAGGTCGGCCAGATCAAGCTGCAGCGCCTCGTGGAGCGGCGAGCGGAGTTCAATCAGGACGTGTTTATCGCGTACTTCCGTGCGGACGGCAACCTGCTCGACGCGGGCGACCATCCGGTGAAGTGCCTCGTTCATCCCTAAACCGTGAGGCTGTGAATGTCTACTCAGAACGTGAAACTTAACACGTCGTTCGTCGGCAACTACGTGAAAGACGGCAAGCCATCCGGCATTTTCTCCTACAAGCCTGGGGACGTTGTCGAGCTGCCGCAGGACGAAGCCAAGCGATTCATCGCCAAGGGCTACGCGTCGCCTGTCAACAGCAAGTAACCACACGGAGCAACCCGCAATGGGACTTCTCTCGCAAAAAGTCAAGATCATCAAAGTTAAGGACGCGGCCAGCGCTGCCACGTCGGCCGTCGAGAGCGATGGCGTTGACATGGATCAGGATGGCGGCTTCGGCGGCGTCCTATTCGTCACGTCGTTCGGCACCGCTGCTGCGAACAACACGATCAACGCAGCCCAGTCCGACGACAATGGCAGCAGCGACGACTACACCGATCTCGCTGGCACTGGCGTGTCGAGCGGCGCGTCGGACGAGGACGTGTGGCTGGACGTGTATCGACCCACCAAGCGGTACGTGCGGCTTGAGGCGGCCCGCGGCACGTCGTCATCGCTCGGCGATATTTGGGCCATCCTCTACGAGCCGCGCGTCGCGCCGACTTCCAACGTGCTGTCCGGCACCATCGTTGGCGAGGGCCATGTGTCGCCGCCCGAAGGCACGGCCTAACCGTCGTTTTATCCGGGTCCGCAGTGACTACTCGGCGGCGGCGGCGGTATAGCGCCGCCGGGGCAACAACTGGAGATGTGCAGTGAGCGGCTACAACGCGAAGGTCTACCGCGAGCAGGGCGGCAACAAGATGGTTGTCGCCAGCGGCGGTGAAATTGAGTTTGAGTCCGGCAGCGTGTTGACGCTGGCCGGGCATATCGCCAACGACAACATTGCTCGCGTCATTCGGAAGCGGTTCACAGCTGCCGAAGTGAATTCGGGCGCTACGGTGCTTCCGGCCATTCCCGGCTACAAGTACCGAATGCACGACTGCGCGATGATTGCGATTGGCGGCGCGGCTGCGACTGCGACGAGCGTCGACCTGCTCGGCACGAAGACGACTAGCCGCAAGCTGGTCGCCAATGCCGTGGCTGGGCTGACGCAAAGCGCGGTGCTGCGGGCCGGTGCGACCAACTCGACGGTTTTGGCGGACGGCGAATCGTTCACCGCGAATGACGCCAACACCGCCATCACGATTGGCAAGACAGGCAGCAATCTCGCTACCGCGACGCATATTGATGTGCTGCTGACCTACAGCATCGAAGCCGAATAGTTCCACGCTGAAAGAGGTGCGGAATGAGCTTCGCGCAGCGATTGCAGACGATTGTTGTTACGACCGACTCTGCCGGCGATGGGGTCGGTTATTCGTCGGAGAACATCACGGGGCGGGTGCATTCCATCCGCTACGTGAAGACCGACTACGCGGACGGCGTTGACTTCACAGTCACCGGCAAAGACACCGGAACGCCAGTGTGGGCCGGCGAGAACGTAAACGCGTCGACTTCAGTCTATCCCGTAGTGCCGGCAACGCTTGCGACTGACGGCACCGATAGCGAGCTGACTGAAGTGGGCGTCTACCTTGTCAACGAGCCGCTGAAGATCGTTGTAGCCAATGGTGGCAACGGCAAATCGGGCTCGTTCATTGTGACGGTCACATGAGCTATGGCTTGACGCTGCATACAGCGCCAGCGGCCGAGCCGGTGACGCTAGAGCAGGCGAAAAAACAGGTGGAGTTGCCGCAGTCGGTTGCGGTCCACGACGAACACTTGCGGGCGATCATCACGGCCGCGCGTGAGTTCGTGGAACGCTACACGAATCGGCAGCTCGTCACGGCCACATGGAACCTCCATTTAGACAGGTTTCCGTGCGGCGGTGATCCAATCCTGATTCCATACGCTCCGCTGCAATCCGTTACGTCGATCACGTACCTGGATAGCACCGGAGCGCCACAAACATGGTCGAGTGCGGAGTACCGCGTTAGTACGTCGCGCGAGCCTGGGATTGTCGTGCCTGCCAGTGGGCACAGCTACCCAACCGTTCGCAGCGAGCTTGACGCGGTAACGGTGCGGTTTGTTGCCGGTTACGGCGAGCCAGCGGAAGTGCCAGTGGCGATAAAGCAGGCGATGCTCCTGCTCATTACACACTGGTTCGAGAACCGGGGGGCAGTCGGGTCGGTTGGCAGCGAGATCGACTTGAGCGTTAAAGCGCTGCTTGAGTCGTACCGCGTTGGCGACGAGTTCCTGCGATATGGAGTGGCTGGCTAATGGCGCTCCAAGCCGGGAAGCTCCGCGAGATCGTCGACGTGATGCAGCCAGCCGACGCCATTGGCAGCCGGGGCCAGCAGATCGGGCACGACACGGTTTACATCCCGCAAGTGCCATGCAGCATCGAAACGCTGAACGGCAGCGAGAGCGACGCGGCGAGGCAGGTTTACGCGGAAGTGACCCACCGCGTGCGAATGTACGGCGACCCATCGAAGACGCTGACGCACACGATGTACCTGAAAACGTGGAGCGGTCGAAAGCTGAACATCGGATT